AGGCAATCGAAGATTCTGGGTGATACCGGTGAAGAAGATCAACTTTAACCATGGTATCGATATGCAGCAGCTCTGGGCCGAGGTAAAGGAAACGCTGTATGTGCCTGGACAAAAGAATTGGTTCCTCACACCGGATGAGCGTGAGATGTTGAATGAATCGAATGAGATCTACCGCACGCAGTCCAGCGTCGAGGATCTGATATTGCAGCACGTCAATTTTGATAGTAAGTCAACCAAACCAGTGCAGATGACTGCGCTACTGCGGGACCTGGGGATAGCTAATCCGCGGATGCCAGATTTTAAAGATGCGAGCCGTGTGCTTGCAGATAACGGGATTGAACCCAGGAGAAGCAATGGCAAAAAACTATATGACCTTGATTACGACACACCAGACGAAGATACACCGGTATCTACAGGCACTTACAAAGGCTGGGATGATTAGCTGGACGTTCAAGCTGCTTGCATACTCAGCGCTGTTTGTAAGCTGTGTTGCGGGCCTCATGGCTATATTGCCGATGGTGATTTGGTTCTTCATGGGCGCACTGGCTAACGATTTGATGATTAAGGGTGATAACTATGACTAAAGTATTGGATAAGGCGGCAGCTAAAGAAGCGCTAACTGACGTAGGCGTCGGCTTCTTTATGGCATTTCCGGTTGCCCTTGCTGTCTTATCCTTTACAACCTGGCTGAACTTTGGAGTGATAACTACGGCCGTCTTTCAGACGCTGGTGTTCACTATCGTGTCGTTGTTGCGAAAGTATTTTGTACGGGTACACTTTAAGAAGATGAATGGCGAGTATGAATAAGAAGATCTTCTTGACGGAGTTTACCTGGGACGGGACCGACTACACTGGCCCGAACATTGTGGCGGACACGCACGAGCAAGCCGAGCTGATTTGTGAAAGCTTGGGCTGTCGAGTGGTGGGTGAGCTGACCGATGTGATAGTGGCGGAGGATGGATATGAGACACTGCATTAAGGTCATGCTGGGTTGTGCCAGCTCTGGCTATAAAAGAGATTGTATACATTTATGCGGCGACCTGGTGATTCTAGGTTACCTAACACTTGGCTATACCCTGGGCTGTAAGCCTTGTATTTACTGGGGTTCTTACTATAGGTAGTGTATAGCTATTAATTATGGGAATAATATATATAGGCAACATAACACATAAAAACACCCGTTATAGGGCCTTAATGACCATACTAACTTGGGTAGGTGTACACTTACCCCTTGGAGGGAGATATGAGGGAATATGAATTCAAATATAACGACAACATGAGTTACGAAGATAACTTCAGCAAGTGGTACAATATGAACTGCGCTGAACGATCGGATTATAACGAGAGGTTATATAGCGAAGAAGAAGGTAAACTGGTGTTCGATAATATGTTCAAGAGGTATGACAAATAAGATGGCCGGAAGACCTAAGAAAGAAAAGCCAACACTTGTGTCGGTTCCAGATACCTTTGAGAAGGATGACGAGCATGGGCTGACCGCAATGCAAGCCAGCTTTGTTTGGCACTACACCGAAGGTGCGTGCAGTCAAACTGAAGCAGCTCGTAAAGCTGGATTTGAATTCCCAGCTAACTCAGCCAGCAAGATGCTCAACGGCAAGAACTTTCCGAATGTCACCAAGGCGGTTCGCATTCGCCAGGATGAACTAGCAGAGAAGTATGCGATCACGCCAACGAAGACTGGCACGATGTTGTGGAAGGTAGCGGAGACTGCATTTGAAAGTGGACATTACAATGCAGCTGTGTCGGCCATCAAAGAACTCAATCAGCTTGCCGGCTTATCGGTTAACAGATCCCAGAACATTAATATCAATGCCAACCTGGAGACTATGACCAAGGAAGATATTAAGGAGCGATTGTCCAAGCTTTTGGGCGCTGAAGTCGAAGGCAAACCCGAACAAGATTTCTAACGAACTTAACCACGTCCTGGCCCCGCCAGCCGGTGGGCTGCCCAAAAATCCAAAAAAATGCACAAAATCCCGTAAGTCATTGATTTAACAGGATATTTCTGGCACGAGCTGGCACGCAAGAATACCAGGCCGCGTGACTGGAGTGTGCAGACCGGTCACTGGCATAAGTCTGCGCACCAGGTACACTGTACCCTGGCAGCCGCAAACCCTTACAAATCAAGGGCTTACGATAGGGGTCCCTTGGATCTGGTTTTTTCGAAGATTTTTGCTTTGATTTTTGACCCGACCCCCCAGGTCAGGTGCCGGCCGGCTTGCGCGTAGGTTTAAACTAGGTTTACCACATAGAATCACCAAAATTCTGTACCGAAATTGCAGCACCTACTTTCGCGCCGGTTAGATGGTATACTTGATAACCATGTCAGCATTGAGTCGCACAAAAGGCGCAACATTTGAAAGGGCCGTCGTAAAAGAGATCAATAACTTCTTTGAAACAGAGGGGATCGATTTCAGCTGCAAACGCAACCTGGACCAATATCAAACCGCTAACCTCACCGACATCGACATTCCATTTCATGCGGTCGAATGCAAACACTACAAAGAGGGGTGGGCCTACAAACCCGAATGGTTGAAGCAGACCATTGAGGCCGCTGGAGAAAAAATACCGGTTCTGATTTTTCGGTACAACCGAAAACCCATACAAGTTTGTCTACCGATGTACGCTATAAATCCGGAATGGGAGGTAGACCCATATTTAAATTGTGTAATTTCTATGGACCAGTGGTTTGAGGTTATGAAACGTAACTGGGACCTCTATCGTTGCAAATTTACCTCAACCGTTTAATAATATATCTATGGCTATCCAGAAAAACACACAGAAGAAAATTAAAAAAGTATCCAAGGCCCTGAAAAAAGCGAGTAATTTGCACGCAAAACAGGCAAAGACCCTGGACGCGATCAAAATGAAGAAAGGCGGGATTCCTAGTAATGTAAAAAATCCATCGCTTTATTCAAAGGCCAAATCGAAAGCCAAGGCCAAATTTGATGTATACCCTTCTGCATACGCCAATGCGTATATGGTGAAGGAATACAAGAAAATGGGTGGTACCTACAAGGCCGAGGGAGGCGAAATGAAAAAAAATCTAAAACCCGTGCCCGCGGGCAATAAGGGACTAGGTAAGCTGCCGACCAGGGTGAGGAACAAAATGGGCTTTTATGAGAACGGCGGAACCGTAATGGTCCAGGGCAGAGGCTGTGGTGCTATGATGGCCGAGGGCACCGATGCCTTTGGTGAGCTGGGTAATCCCGCCCTCAGTGGCTGGATGGAAAAGCATTTCAGCCAGGACATCGCCGATGTGGGCCATGGCAATTCCAACTGGCAGATTGGTATAGAGTGGGCTAACGCAACGACAGGATCCCTTCAGTGGTGGAAATGGTTTATCGACGAAGGCGGCATTCGCGTCCCACTGATAGTCGTACCGCCCAAGTCGTATGGCAGCAAATTCAAGCGGCAGGGCGACGTGTCCAATACTTTCCTGTCAGTGAAAGACTTGCCTATGACCATACTGCAGTATGCAGGAGTCGAACATCCAATGACCCGCTACAACGGTCGGGATATTGTTCCGCCAACCGGCAAAAGTATGGTCAGTTATCTAGAGGGTGAGGCCCAGACCGTTTACGGCCCGAAAGATTGGACTGCCTTTGAGTTATTTGGCAACGCGTATGTCGTTCGTGGTGATTACAAGGCTATAAAAGTACGTACCGGTATGTGGGGCGACGGAAAATGGCACCTGTATCACCTGAAAAATGATCCGTCAGAGAGTAATCCTCTTGAGGCAGACATGCCCGGAGAACTGGCAGAGCTAGTTGAAATATATGAAGCCTATGCACAGCAATGGGGGATTCAGGATGTTAGGGAAGACTGGAACCCCCAGAAGGAACTGGGGCACTAACTCATCTGTAACCCTCTGAGATAGAAGGGTTTTGCCAAATAGCATGAGAATGTCCGGATTTGGTCAAATATCGCGAGAAAATCGCCTCTTTTGGTTCTCATGCCCATTCGGTAAAGTGGGATAAAAATCAACGGGTTAGAGATTTCCCGTTTTTCATTTATCGTGAGAA